CAACCACGTCAGCAGCAATATCCATTACTTTACTACCAACTGCACCAAGGTTTTTACCTTCATACTTGGCAGAATATCTCTCATTCAAACCAGGAGGAAGATAAAGATAGAGGGATTTTTGAATTCCACCACTTCCTGTGTCACCTCTCTTTTGGTGTTTATAAATATTTAACTTAAGGTAGTCTATGACTTCCGTTGGGAAAGCAGCTTTATCTCTAATAGACGCTCTGGTGCTACCGCTGGTCCCTAACGGTTTGACCCTTGGAAATACTAAGGTTTCTGACATGAGTTATTCGGGCAAATTCAGACCATCAAATAGACATAAGTATAAGGGTGATCCCACCAATATTATTTATAGGAGTTTGTGGGAAAGAAAGTTTATGGTCTGGTGTGATAAAAATGTAAACGTATTGGAGTGGGGTAGTGAAGAGATCGTTATTCCATACATCAGTCCTGTTGACAGTCGGATTCACCGCTATTTTCCCGACTTCTACGTCAGAGCACGAACTAGAAACGGAGGGACTCAGAAGTTCATTATCGAGGTTAAACCGAAGATACAGTGCTCGCCCCCGAAGAGACCGAAAAGGCAAACTAAAAGATATATAACTGAGGTGAAAACTTACGGTGTCAACCAAGCAAAGTGGAAGGCAGCAAGAGAATACTGTAAGGATCGTCGTATGGAATTCTTAGTACTTACTGAAAAAGAGTTAAACGTATGAGCATCTTCACTGATGTCAAAGATCTTGCAGAAGGCAAGTCACAATCAAAAGAGTGGTATCGCAGTCAACTGCAATACGGACTGGAGACCTATACAGGCAACTTTGACGTTGGTGATGTCATCTTCTTTGCATACTCTGCAGCAACTGAGAAACTGCCATTCTACGATAGATTCCCGATGGTGAAGATATCCGACAAAGATGACCCAAACATGCAATTCTCAGGTGGTAACTTGCATTATCTACAACCATCAGCAAGAAAGACAATCGCTGCACAGTGGTCTATGGGTAGTCCAGCATATCCTGCCCGTTGCCATCATAAATACTTTATGTCAAATGCTACCAACATTTACACTGTTAAACCGATTGATCTGCAGGATATGACTCCATTGCCTATCGAGCAATTCTTATTTAATGCAGCAGGTAGATGGATCGAAGTCCCTAGCAGTCACATCTGGAGTCGAGTTTAATGAGTTACAGAAATCCCAATAGTTTTCTCCGATTTGCTGATCTAGTCGCAAGTGGTGAGAAAGATATTGCAAAGTCGAATCTATTTTCGGTTGAGATCACTCTCCCCCCGATGTTGTATGCTCAGAGGATACAGCCTTCCTATAAGGAGCATTATGAGTCTATCAACTACTTTGCTGACAGTGTAACCATCCCTGCTAGAAGGATTAAGACACAATCGGTCAAGACTGTTGGTATGCCATATGACTATGCATATGGTCAGCAGAAGCAAGAAGTCAGAATGTCATTTATCATGACAAAGGACATGTATCATCGTCAATTCTTTGAGAATTGGATGAATATGACTGCTAATGATGCTGAAAACAGAGTTACATTTTACGATGAATACACGTCATCCATTCAGATCCTGAAGTGGGAGAATGCTGCTAACGTTGTATATAAAGGCACTGCTAATAATGGTGCTGGAAGACCAGTCCAGTTTGAGCAGAGGATGAATAGATCCACTGCAGTCTGGCAAATGTATGGTGCATATCCTTTCGACATCTCAGCAATGTCTCTCAACAATGGTCCAGCAGATCTATTGAAGATTGATGTTGACTTCAAATATGAGAGATTTAGATTTGATACAGTTGCAGAGGATGTGCTATCATTCAAACCCGAAGTCAATGATAAAGTTATTCGTAACTTTGATGAGATATTTGCTCGCTTAGGATTCTCTGCCGATCAAATAGATTCATCCTTCTTTGGCACCTAAATAAATTTAATAGTTATGGAGCATTATGCCTTTACCTAAGCTCGCTATCCCCGAGTATGATTTGACGCTGCCTATCACAGGCACGAAAATCACATATAGACCTTTCCTCGTTAAGGAGGAAAAACTGCTGTATCTCGCTATGGAGTCGCAAGACGACAAGCAGATGATCAAAGCAGTTAAGACCATCATCAGAAACTGCACCAACCTGAAAGGTAAGGTTGAAGATCTCGCAACCTTCGAGATCGAATATATCTTCCTTCGCATCCGTGCTACTGCTGTTGGTGAAGCAAGTGAATTCAAGATCACCTGCCCTGATGATAATGAGACCCAAGTCGAAGTGATGGTCCCTCTGAATGAAGTTGAGGTTGTTATTCCTGCAGATCATGAGAAGAAAATGCTTCTCGATGATAATGTAGGTATTGTTATGAAGTATCCGTCGATTGATGTATTCATCAGTCAAAATATGTCGGATAATCCTAATATCGAGGATATCTTTGAGTTGGCAGCAGGGTGTATTGAAAGTGTTTATGATAAGGAAGAAGTCTATGACAACTTCACTAAAAAAGAAGCACTTGAATTCTTGGAAGACTTGAATTCCGAGCAGTTTGCTAAAGTCCAGAAATTCTTTGAGACTATGCCCAAACTGTCGTACACACTTGAAGTTGTTAACCCTAACACTAAAGTCGTATCCGATGTTGTGCTTGAAGGACTTGCAAGTTTTTTCGCATAGCCCTACTGCACGATAGTCTTGAAAACTACTATAAAACAAACTTTGCTTTGATGCAGCACCACAAATATTCTCTAACCGAGTTAGAGAATATGATACCGTGGGAACGTGATGTATATGTGAATCTTCTCCTCGCACACATTGCTGAGGAAGAAAGAAGGCAAAACCAAGATCAGTCACGCATGGCCCTCTAATGGCAGCAATCCGTAGTTTCGTAAAAATTCAACCGATAACTGGTAAGTCAGGTATCGCTCAAAACATGGATCAGGTGCGTAAAGGCATCAATCGCATGGGGAGCGTGACGGATGGCATTGCCAAGAGTTTTTATGATACAACTGAGCTTCTAAAGTTTGAAAAAGAGTATCTTTCAGACACTTCTAAAGCAGAAGTCACGGATATTAAGAAGAAAGATAAGAAGGATAAAACCAAGTGGTCTACATCCATGCGGGATTTCCGAAGAACTTTCCGAAAAAAGAAACGTGATCGATTAGAAGAAGAAGCAGAACAGGGCGTAGAGGAAGGCAAAGAGGAAGGTAGAAAGGCGGTTGAGAAGCAGAAACCCAAGTTAAATATGCTTGGTGGATTCTTCAATGGTCTATTCAAAGTCTTCAAATTGATGATTATATTTGGGGCATTGAATTGGTTAAGTAACCCCAAGAATGCTAAGAATGCTGTAAAGGTATTCAAGATACTATTTGCCATAGGTAAGTTTGCTTTCAAAGTTACTAAATTTGGGGTTGGTCTACTCCTTGATGGACTGACTAATGTAATTGGTAATTTTGAGGAAGAAGGTGCAATCAGACGTGCATTCCGAGGCATACTCGGAGTTGTGAAGATGATGGGTGGTCTTGCTGCGCTTAGGACAGCACAGTATCTGATCATGCCTTGGAAGTTGATGAAGGACGTTAATCGTCTGAGAATGATCTTCCAGATGTCCAATGAGCAGTCTGCAGAGCAGGATGCTAACCAAAAAGTAAGAAAGAAAGGGTATAGAGATAAGAAGACTGGAGTTATATACTCCGAAGAAGAATACAAAGCGATGAAGAAGTCTGCCGATAAGGCAGCTCGTAAGAATCCTGGTGCTGGCAAAGCATTTGAGGATAGATTTGGTAAAGAAAGTCGTTTCACTAAATTCAAAGGTAAAGCATCTGCAGCACGCAAGAGATTTGGTGCTGGTGCTAACAAAGCATTTGGTAAGCTCGGCGGTAAGTTAAACGTCGGCATGAGCGTCATAGGTGGCGCTGGAAGGATTGCATCAGGTCTTGCAAGCGGTGAGAAGGCATCCTCTGCTGTTGGTGCTGGTGTTGGTCAGGCAGCAGGTGGTCTTATTGGTGGTATCGCTGGCACAGCACTCTTAGGACCCTTCTTAGGACCCTTTGCACCTATCGTTGGTAACGCAATCGGTAGTTTCTTAGGTGAGTGGGTAGGTAAAGAGTTGGGTCCAATCATGGAACCCATCTTCGGTCCTATCGGTCGAGCATTTAAGATGATGTTTAAGGTGCTCTCGTCTGTTTTTGCACCACTCTTTGAGAAAATTCGAGAGCCCTTGGGGATGATCTTCCAGATCATAGGGGAGCTCGGCAAAGTGCTGATGGGTGCTGCCAAGATTCTTGGAGACTTCATTGGATTCATCTTTGGTGGATTGATGGATGCCATTAAGGGCACTGTACAGTTTGTCGTCAACAACGCCAAGCGTCTGATGGATCCTGCCTCTGTGGGTAAGGGCATCCTAGATGCTATGACACTCAACCTGTTTGACTTCGACGGAGAGAATAAGAAGGCAGCAGGTGGTCCTGTAGAGATGGCAGCGGGTGGTCCTCTACAGTTTGGTAGTCATCCTGATATGCTTGCCTCTGTGGGTGGCATTTACCTTAAGACCATAGTCGGTGCATTTGGTGCATTTGGATTTGTTGGTAATAAAGTAAAATCTGTCCTAGCACCTGACATTCAAAAGATTGCTAGTGGACTAGGTGTGCAGGTCAGTACTGGTGGTGGTCGCGCTGCTGGTGGTGTAAGTAATAGTGTACAATTCCAAGCAACTCAGACTGAAAAGCAAAAGGTCGAGGCAGTTAAGAATCTCACCTATAAAGAAAATATTTACAATGCGATTGATAAGGGGTTAAATAAACTACTCCTTAGTGGTCTCAAGATCTTCGATCCAGAGGCAGCGAAGAAGTTTGAGGAGCAGAGACAACAAGCAGGCGGTGGTCAGCCTCAACAACCTGGATCATCACCAGGATCATCACCAAATGGTCCTAGTGGATTTACAGGTGTTGGTGGTGCAACAGGCAGTAAGAATGAAAAGGCAGTACTAAATGCTATTGCAGATGCTGAGGGCACAACCCAGTATCCTAATAAGGGATATAACACTCAGTATACTGGTAAACAGTTTACTGGTGACAAACATCCCAGACAGATTCTTGGTCCATCCAGATTAAGATCTGACGCTGCTGGTAGATATCAATTCTTATCTACTACTTGGGATGAGGTAATGGGTGATCCCATTACACCAGAAAGACAAGACCAAGCTGCTCTAAAACTCGTTAAGAGACGAAATGTTGATATAAGCAATGGTCTCTCAATCGCAGAGGTCTATAAATTAGGTAAGGAGTGGGCATCCATCGAGGGTGGTGGATACGGTCAAGCAAAGTATTCAGCTGAAACCTTCCTTGGCATGTATGAGAAGTATGGTGGTGAGCGCCAGATGGCAGCGGGTGGACATCTTACCGACGCTGGTCTTAGAGCAAGAGAGAAGAAGGGTGCTATTAGGACAAAATTAGAAAAGGCAAAGAGAGATAAGAGAAATAAAAATATACCTGGTAGATCTACTGGTGGTTTTACTGCACACAGGACTATTCCTGACACACCTAGCACATCTTGGGCTGCAGGTATTCCTCTGACTAGAGTGAGATCTCAGAGTGGATCTTCAGCTGAGGTTGCACTAGCTCTAGCAACTAGATTCCAAGGATTCATCGATGACCTTGAGGCAACTGGTTACAACATCAAGGAGATGGGTGGATTTAGACCTGATGGTCCTCCAGGTGGCAACGTTGATGGTAAAGGTCCACAATATGCACACCCATATGGTGCTGCTATTGATATTAACTGGACGGATAACCCTGCATTTACAAAAATCCCAGCTAACAAATGGGGAGACTTCCCATCAAATTCAGGTGATTTAGCTGCAAAATATGGATTAGGGTGGGGCGGAAACTTTGATGATGCTATGCACTTCTCTGCTATGAAGAGAGAGTATGGCACAGGTATCGGAGGACAAGAAATTACTGGTGAGGTTGTACGTAATGCAACAGGTGCCGAAGCAGTGGTTAGCAGCACAGGCGGATCTCAACCTAGCACTTCTACCAGCACAGGTGGTAGTCAACAGCAGCAGGAAGAAGCTAAACCTGAAAAACCCAAGACTCTCGAAGAGATGATGGAGGCATTCAAGACAGGTTTAACATCTGCCTTGACAAAGATCAGCACCAACATCAAAGCAACACCACAGGATCCTGCAGATACTTCTGAAGTTGATGCTGCATTTGCAGAGCATGGATCGGAGCTGCGTGAAACTCCTGCAAACATTGATTCATCTAAAATCAGACCACTGGGAGCTGTTAGAGATAAAGCTGTCCAAGATCTCAGAGCAATCGCAGATAAAGCACAGCGTGATGAGGAAGCAAACATTGTCCCTGTTGTTACGGAGAGATTAGTTGTGCAAAAGATTACACAGCAGATAAATACAAGAGGTAGCACCAGCGCAGTGTATACTAAACCATCGCCACTTCTCACTAAGTAATGGCATCACCAAAAGCACCATCAACTAAGGTCTCAAAACCAAAACTTTATAAGATGATATCTTATAAGGGTACTGGTGGTGGCAAGAAATTTACTCCTATTACTGCTGCTGATGAGTTAGGTAGGATTGTCAAGGATCAGGATAAAGCATTTAGCCGTATCACCTCAGGTATGAATTCCTTGGGTGCATCGATGAATGGCATTGCTCTCCAAGTAGGGGCAATGACTCAAGCAATGAAGGATAGAGTCTCTACCAAGATCAGAGGCGATAACATTACTAAGAAGCAAGAGATTCTTTCTGAAAAGAAAGCGGCAGATAGAGAGAAGAAGAAAACTGCCGCAGAAAAACTTCAAGAAGCAAAGAAGAAGAGATCTGAGTTAGAAGATCAAAGTGAGAAGAAGAAAGAAAAGAAAGGATCTGAGGTAGTCCAGAATTTTAAGGAGGCAGCAAAAGGTGCCTTCGGTGGATTCCTTGGTTCTATTGCTAGATTCTTAGGTGGTATCTTTAAGATCTTTATTGCATTTGCTGCATTAGATTGGATCTCTAAGAATCCAGATAAGGTCCAGAAACTTGTAGAAGGACTTGCTGCTATTGGTAAGTTTGTCTGGAAGATAACGTCATTCCTTGTGGGGTCGGCGTTTGATGGACTGGTGAAGTTTATGGAGAATCCTATATCTCTGAAAGGGATCATAGGATTCGGACAGTTCCTGCTGTCTGCTGCTCCCATATTTCTGGGGATAGCATTCCTTAAGAATCCATTAGCAACGGCAAAAACTGTTGGATGGGTCGTAAGTAATCTAATTAAAGGTGTCCTAAACATTGGTAAGGCAGCGAAAGCTGGTGCCAAGATTAGGAAGTTTGCGGGCAGCAAACTCGGTAAGGGTCTGATTGCTGGTGGTCTTGGTGTTGCTGCCTTTGCTGGTGAGAAACTTTCTGGTGCTAGCAATGCAGAGGCAGCTGGCGCTGGTGTAGGCACCGCTGGTGGTGCCATGGTTGGTGAAGCTATTGGTAGTAAACTCGGTGGTCCCCTTGGTGGAGAGATCGGTGGTGCTGCTGGTGCATTCGTTGGTGGTAAGGCAGGTAAAGCAATCGGTGGGTTTATGGAACCCATCTTCAAACCAATCGGTAGATTCTTCGGAATGATTGGTGATGTCTTTAAGCAGGTGATGGCACCTATTAAGGATAGTCTGAGTGGTTTCTTTGAGATCCTTGGAAAGGTAATGAATGGGGTGCTTGACTTCATCGAGCCCCACCTCCCAATGATCAGCAAGTTGCTGGGTATTGGTATTCAGGTTGCATTTGCACCCTTATTCCTGGGTATTAAAGCACTGACTGCAGTGTTGAAATTCTTTGCACCCAAGACAGACGAGGTAGATAAGGAGAAGAGTAAGAAGTCAGGTAAAGCAGCAGGTGGAAAATTCCAGACTGCTAAAATGGTCAAACCTAAGATGGCATCTGGTGGGTCATTTAACCTGCAAGATGAGATGTCAAAGCAACTTCGCAAGACTGTGAAGGTTGCTAAAGCTTTCGGTCAGTTGATGCAACTCCCATTCAAGGCACTGGGTATTGGTATTATGACTGCCATCGGTGGTATTGGTAAAGTATTCGGAGCATTCCTCCCTGCACCTATTAGAAACATGCTGGGTGCAATGATTGCACCTCTTGCTAAGATCTTTGGTGTATCAACTTCTGTTATTGGTGGTAGTGCTTCCAATAAGGAGGAGATGAAGGGTGAGGATAAAGGAAAGGCAGAAAAAGATACAGGAATAACTTGGGATGAGAAACTCCTAGAGGTAATTGCTGGTGATAATGGCACTATCGCAATAATAGGTAAACTATTCAAAGCAATCGTCGATCATCCTATTTTCAAGGGTGTGAAAGCAGTAGCAGGAGGTCTCTTAGGTGCTGTTGGTAACTTCTTTGGATTCGCTCAAGGTGGTCAAGTGCCACAGTCGGTGTTTCCACAGGCATCGATGGGTGGATGGATATCTGGTCCTCAGTCTGGTTACCCTGTGTCACTAGATGGTGGTGCTACTACATCATTCATTGGTCATGGCACTGAGTGGGTTGGTATGAAGGGATTTGCAAGTGGTGGTGCATTTGTTGTGCCATTTGACACTCCTGCAACCAGAACTAATCCTGGTCTTACAAATCAAAGAATGGGTGAGGCAATGCGTGGTGGATACACTATGCCTTTCTCTAAGGGTGGATTCCTACCTAAGTTTGCTGATGGTGGTAAGTTTGACCCTGAGAAGTATAAAAAAGATAGTTTCCAAGCAAGTAGAGTTGTCCTGAATGACAAGTCATACTATGTGACTTATGATTTTCAAGGAGATCCTTCTGATGCAACGGTCGTCATCAAGAGCATGTCCAAGAGGACAAAAGCAGGATTTATGGGTATGGGTGAAGAAAGAGCTGCTGTTAAACCTGACTCTCCAGAATTTAAGGCAGTAATGAATTCAGGTGGTCTTAAGAGTGACATCGCTGAGAGACATAAACAGACGACGACCAAAGTAGGTCCAGGGGGCGGAATGCGGGGGGCACACATCAGTGAGATAAAGATCCACCCACAGGCAGATACTGCATACTGGTTTAATAAATCATATCAAGAGCATAAAGCAGCAGGTGATAGTAACCATGATGCAGCAGAGAAGGCAGCAAAGGGTATTCAGATTGACCCTGTAACTGGCGAGTCTGTCATACCTGGCGCTGATAGTGAGTTTGCAGCACCTGAGTCCATGAATAATGCTGTTGTCACTGCGGCAGAACGTCAGGAAGCAGAGGCAGCAGAGGCAGAGTCCAAGACAGACAGTAAAGAAGAATCTGTTGACGAAAAAATTAAGAGACTGTTTGGTGAAGATGGTGTCTTAGGTAAAGGTCTTAAAGAGATGGGTAAAGCTGTTGGATCTACTACGACTACTAATACCAGTGGTGAGAAGGTAGAAAATGCTCAGCAGCAGAAGACTGAAAGTAAGCTAGATAGCCTGAAGGCATTGACTGCCGATCGTGATGCAGGAATGCAACCTTTTGTTATGGAGAAGAATGCAGCACCTATCATGGGTGGTGAAGATAATGAGATCATTATCCCTGGCATGGATAAGAATGATGCTGATGACTTCTTGATGCCCAAATTCGGTGTCCTCACTGAGTTTAACTCAACCCTTAGTAACTTAATGTAATGGCAGAAAATCAGTCCAGAGAATTCAAGTGTAATAAGATTACTCTGAAGACTATCAGGGATGAGAAAGAGTATGATCTCAAGGATATGGTGGGAAACTTTCTCTACTATGAGTCTATTGAGGCACCATTCGTACGTATTGAGCTTACGATGATTGACTCGATTGACTTCAACTTGAATCTGCAAGGTGGTGAGGAAGTCTCGGTCAACCTTAAGACGTTATCCTCAGATGGTAAAGGTGAGTTGAAGTTAGACTTTAGAGTCTACAAGATTGGTGACATCATCAAGTCTGAAAGAGGGCAGATGTATAAACTCTTCTGCTGCTCACCAGAGATGTATAACAATGAGTTGAATAAAGTTTTCAAAGCATTCGGTCCTATCGATGAGGGTGGATCTAAGGACGTTGACAACATTCCCAAGCACGTCTGTAAGAAATACCTGAAAGCACCTGGCAAGAGACTTAAGGAAGAGAATTTTGAGGATCATTCTAGAGTCATTGTAGTGTCTCCTAACTGGAGACCTGTAGACCTTATCTCCTA